AAAAAACTGCTGGAGTGGAGACCTTCATGCCCTCCTTAGTGAATGCAAGCATTGCTTCGTGGTTCTCTAGGAGGATTTTGGTACCTTTTTTGCTTTGACTTAGTATTTTCATATTATTTATTCTTTCCAATCTTTTTCGGGTTGCTCTAAATCTTTATCTTTTGTAAAATCTACAAAAAGTTCTTCTGCGGCGAATATGTCTCTGGATGTAATTAAAATTTTAGTATTATTTATAGTTTTTATTTCTGAATTTTCCTTTATTTTAGAATGGTTATACATACAATTAGGTTTAATGTTTACCCATGTGTTGTGTGTATCGCTCCAAACATGTGTCATGTGTATTTGTTTTCCACTTGGGATATCTTTTGTGGCAATCAACCCTCTACCGTGGCATTCACTCTTTTCAAAAATAACTATATTATTCAACATTGAATTTTTTTTTGTTTTTTCTGGCAAGTGCACTATCGGCCCATTTAGCAGTTAGCTGATTTGGGTATTTTTCGGGATTCCATATGTCAGATTTAAGGGAGTTTTCTTCTTTTGTAATAATTTGTAGATTGTCTTGGTGGTGAGCCCCTCCTATAGAGAGGGGGACTATGTGGTCTACCTGATAAACAATTCCACTTTCTTGGGACATAACACTTCTTAGGACGTAAAGTTCTTTGATTTTTTCAAAATCACTATCAGGTAAAGTTGCGCCCTTTTTCAAGGATTCCCTCTTCATTTGAAGGGCAGCCCTAATCGCTTTTTTTTCGGGCTGAGAACGGTAGTCCTGCTGGTAAGCTTGCTGGCAGAATTCGCCTCCCTTGCTTTTTTTCCTCCATTTTTTCATCATTGATAGCCTACGGGGACGAGTTTTTATTAGGTTCTTTTTAATACGGTTTTTGTTTGTGAACCGCCACGCTTTAGATCTTTTAGCAACGTGTTCCACCATTTCAGGACAAATACTTCTGCATGCACCACAATAATCTGGGTTACGGACAATGCAGCGCCCATGCGGTAGCGAGGCCGGCTTTTTCTTACATAAAATGCATTTTTTAGCTTTCATAAAATACCTTATTAATTTAAATAAAATTATAATTTATTATTTTTAAATCTTTTTTAAACAACATTCGCACCTTTTCAATTGTTTCCTCATCGAACTTACCTTTATTTTTATAAAACTCCACGTAATTTTTATTATGAGAAGTATTAAGCTTGGGTATTTTTCCAAGCGCAATGTCAAATTTTTTACATACCTCACGCAAGCCATTTTCAAAATTCTCAAATTTAATCAAAAAATTAACATCTAAACACCCTTCGTGAAGCCACCACGTTGCAAGGGGTTGAAGGGCCAAGTTGTGACAGGATGGTAGGTGTTCAGCATCAGTAGGCGCAAAAGGCTTGGAACGCAGAAAGTTAGGAACTTCCCCCCCACAATAGGGAAACGCGAGCTCTTGAACGAAGTTCCTAAAGTCCCTACATGAATCCTCGGCAGCCGTAGCCCCGTGCCACCACGAAAACCACGATACCGTTCTGTCCCACGGGTTACGCATAACCGAAATTTTATAATAGTCGGTGGCGTGGGGGAACATTTTATATAGGTCACTTAATGTTGCATGTTTGTCCATATCTCCCTCCCTATCTCGATATACCATTTTCCCTTGACCATTACCGGCTCGATTATCAAATGTCTTCACATTAGGGGAGTAATAATCTTTTAAAAGAGAATGGATGGTGTTTCCCCCCACTTTTGGAGGGTGAATAAAAATAAATTTCTTTTTATCTGATATCATCTTGATTATTTTTTTTTGAGCTTTTCCAAATCCTGTTTACATATTTGCGAGCATAAAAAAGTCGAGACATAACAGTGCCCAGTGGGGCGTGTATAACCTTTGCGATCTCTGGGTATGACAATCCTTCCAATTCGTATAAAACTAATACCTCTCGATGTTTTGGGGCAATCTTAGCTAATAACTCTTTTCCTAATTTAATGTTTTCTTGTTTTTCATCTGCGTCCATTTTCTTTTTACTGGCCGTCTCTGAGTCAATCAAGCCACCCTGTTCTATCCTGATCCCCTTGAAATGAGCCTCACCGTTGACCATATGAAGAGGGGAGACCGCATCAGCACGGTTTCCTTGTAAATCTACGTCAACTTCCGTGGAAAAAAACCTTCCCTCCCTTCGTTTTTTTATAGCCCAAAGATCATAAAAATTGTTACGAGCAATAGAACAGGCCCATGTTTTAAAGGTGGATTTAAACTTAAACTGACTGATCTTTTGCCAACTTTTTATTAGGGTTAGTTGAAAGGTTTCCTTGCTGAGATCTGCGTTCCCTTTTGTAAAACGCATTATCCATGAATTTAAGTATTCTTTATTCCTTGTGACAAGTTCCTCAAAGGCGTTTTGATCACCCTTTTGGCAAAACTCAATCAACTCAACCTCTTCAAGTTTTTTATAATCTAATTTCATCTTAAATCCTCCCTCAGAAGTCTCCACCTGTCGCTGTCTATTTTTTTCTCACCAGAGTCAATTTGTTTAACCATATCAACGACCTCTTCAATAGAGTCGTAAATATAACGATGCGGCAGCATGCCCATCATCCAAAGGGGGGTTGCGTGTTTACCCCCTTCCATAGAAATAAAAATTGGTTTTTTCATTCTAACAGCGGTAACAAGTTCCTCTGCGCTCCCCCAGCTAGCCACCTCTGGCAAAATATGAGCAATAATAAAATCAGACCTATCAACTAAATTCAAATCATAACTTCGCACAAGACTCATCCTTTCAGCAACATCATTGAAGTACCCATGTTTCTGGCAATGGGCTAATGAAAGGCGAGTTTCCTCGTCTTCTTCGACGTCTTTAACAAACGGCTTTTTGTAGGGGTTAAAAATTCTTACCCCTAGGGGTTCAAGCTCTCCCTCTACATACTCACGCCAATCCCTACCACTTGCATACTGCATATGCCCCACCAAATAAGTTCTGGTCTTGTTTAAGAGGTGAAGTTTATTTTTGTCCACGAATTTTCTCTAAAATTATTTTTTTGGAAATATCCCTTGTCAGGGGTCCAAACTTGATTTTAGTTTCTATCTCTCCAGTTACGGAACCTGATAGTCCAAGGCCGTCTTTTTCTTCCTCACTCAATGATTCAAAATTAGAGTGAGGGCCCTTCAGGTAAAACTCTGGATTAACTAGCTTAATAATTTCCTTCACATCATCCACAATACAAACAAAATCTACAGAGGGCATTCTCAGTAGAATATCCAAACGATCTCTTTCAGGATAAATAGTTTTATTTTCACAAAGTACATCACTTTTCACACCAATAACTAATGTATCCACTGATCTCTTGGCCCACTCAAGAAGGTCTAGATGCCCCGCGTGAAACAAATCAAAGGTTCCAACCACAAGGCCTAACCCCCCCATGTTTAAATACTCACGGTTTTCCTTTAACTGTTCTAATGTTACGAGCTTAAATGTATTAGTAGTAATCATGCTGATTGATCTTATTAAATGTTTTTTTTTAAGAAAGGTCAAGAAATTTTTTGAAAATAAAGGTGACTAGCTGTAATGTTTTAATTAAGACCCACTTAATAATGCCATAAACACACCGTACGCCCAACGAATAAATAGTATAAAGAGGGTGCCACCATTTTTTTTCAGAATTTAAATTCTTGCTAAGATTACGCTTAAATTTGTCCTCTCTTTCTTTTCGTTCCTCGTTTGCGGAGAGAGACCACTCTTCAAGGTAAATTTCTTTTAAATCCCCTTTCCTGACCCATGCAATAAATTCCACCCATAGGTCTTCTTCCTCTGTCACATGGAGAAGGTTAAACCTAATTTCCCCTGTATACTCAAGTTTTCTAATGCCATTATCTTTATACGTGATTTCCCCTGTCTCCTCGTCATGTTCGGCCTCAAGAATTTCTTCATATATTTGGCCGTCTTCTTCTATTGTGTAGCCACCACCGTCAAGGGAGGGCGACGTAAAATCTTTACTACTCCAGTTTATGTTGTCAAAAGACAATTGTTCGGCCGACAAAGGTAGTTCATAATCGCACTTAATTGTTGAAAGAGAGAAAAACATTAAATATCCCCTACAAGTTTCTTTAAGGCTTTTAAGTGAAAAAGCATGAAACTTTCTCCTTGAGCACTCGAGCCCTTTCCCTGAGAAATACAGTGTTGTTTAAACTTAAGATCTTGCCTGTGAGCCTCTTCAATTAACTGATCGACTAGCTCTATCGCAATTTTTTTTCTAGTATTCATTATTATTTAATATTTAATATTCTAAAAGTTTCTTCGGGATTTTTTACATTAAACCATTTACCATCATTATTTTTTTCTAGGTCTTGACATATATCATGGTCATTCCCACCTTTGAAGCATTTGTCTCCAATGAAGATCATTTTTTTAGAATAGTTTTTTCTTATCCATTTAGACGCTTGAGACTTATTGTACCCCTGCGGTTGTACGTCAATACTTTTTTGCCCCCCAATTCGAACGTCTAAGGATGGAAATTTTTTTTGCAGACTCCTTTGTATTGTTTTCCTTTCCTGTGAAAAGGAGTCCCACCCTGCATACCTTTGTCGCCTCAGAATAGAGGCATTAATTCCTATGACAGAGAAATTCAACATACCGTCTCTAGTTTCATAGAAATCCTTACCCTTGTCGGGGTAAGGAGATTTTTGATGCCATAACAAAAGTTCACTCAATAATTTCACAGGAGGCTTCCATTTATTCTGATAAATAACCCGACCCTTTACAACCAAGCGATTTCCCATAGAACTAAAAATACCCTTACTCCTGTTTATGATACTTAATGGAAGTTGGGAACAAATTTTATCATGGGAACCTCCACCGACAAGAAAAAAATTCTTCCCTACGCACCAACTTAAAAAGTCAAACACATCCCTTTCCTCCATAGGCTGAGTCGGGTTAGTTAAGGTACCATCAATGTCAAATAAATAAATTGAATCTTTGCTCATCTCCTAATTTTTCGCCAACGATTATTCCATAAAAAATGACTACAGGTACTTGCAAACCTTTCTACAGCCCTTTCTGATTTGTCCCAGAAAAAGGCGTGGGCTAATTCGTGTATAATCGTATTGAGTTCGTTTTGTGATGTCAGATTTGGGTTTATGAAAATTTTAGGGTGCTTATCTTCAGGGGGGTAACATACTCCATCAGCATCTCCATAAGCCCGTTTGTCGGGCTTACGAAATGAAATATCATATTCAATTCCTTTTGTATTTTTAAATTTAAAAGAATTATTTTTTTTCATTTTTCTTTTTCATTTTTAGATTTTTAAGTGTTTTTTTTGGTGGCTCGGGAGAATTCATAGTTTTAGATTTGAAGGCTTTACTGATTTCATATTTAGCTATATCCTCTTGTAGGTCAGCAAGCTCATGGTTTTCCCACTCGCCTTTTAAGATAAGGTATCTCATGGCATTTGAAATTTCAGACATCGCATCTTCGTAGTCTGGGTCATCTAGGTTGTCTTCGAATTTATCAGATTGATGTACCCAGTAAGCCATCTCAGTTTTCCACCACTCAATTGAGTCGTGCAAAACCTTAGCCCTGAAATGTAATTTATCCTCGGTCTTCATACCCCTATGGTAGGGTCTTTTTGAGAACGAGTCAATGTTTTACACATAGATTACTTATGCCCTGAATAAGGAGGTTATTCATTGATGATTTCGCAATCTATATGGGCTTCTTCCTCTAGAAACCCTTCGTCATACAAGTATTGGACAATGGCAATTGCCTTGTCGTCCTCTAATTCGCTAGAGGGGTCAAAAATTTTTATTTTTCTTTTATAAATTTTTACCTTATACCCGCAAATTTTTGCTGTAATAACCCTCACATATAAAATTACACATAAAAATGTGTAATAATAAAAGAGAAAAAATGAAAAAAATTTTAAATTTTTTTAAAAAACCATTTAGAAGGAGCCCCTTCACAAAAGTGTCAATTCTGCTTCTTTTGCTCTCTTTTCTGATACTTTTAAATAATCATTATAAAATATTTAAAATTGATGGTCAAAGTATGCACGACACATTGGGTAACGGGGATGTGGTGTTGGTTAATAAACATTTTTATGAGAATGAACGGCCCGAGCGAGGAGATGTGGTTATTTGTGTGTCGGGTAATGAAATTTTAATAAAACGAATTATTGGTATACCCGGGGACACTGTTGAAATTATTGAAGGTTATATTATAGTCAACGGGGACCTTTACAGGGACGAACTTGGGGAGTACCAAGTGAGTATTGACTTCCTTGATGATGACGGAAAGCCCATCTATTTCTTTGTGAATGAGTCGGAAGTTAGTTTAAACTTAAGAGAATATTGGGTCATAGGGGATAATCGGGCGATATCATGGTACGGTAAAATAGATCAAAACGATATTATAGGTAAGGTTTATGGTTTATGAATCACAATCTAATAGTTCAGAATTACGTTGTAGAAATTAAAAGGGGCGAACACTGGACCGGGGATAGGGTTTATATATATGATCCGTGCCTAAATCTACCAGAAAATCTAGAAATGACCATTTTAGAGTATTTGTATGAAGAGGGGTTTACACAAGACAGAAGGGTGGCTCACACTGTGGTACGGGTTGAAGACTAGTCCTTGTCTTCTTTTATTTTTTTTATTTGTTCTGTAAAATCTACTTCTACTATGTTGGCCTTAGAATCCTGCCAACGTGACGTACATACCGCGTATCTTTGTTGAGAATCTGGGAACTCTTTACCCATTACATCGTTATCCATGCACTCTGAGATAAAGTCTTTACGACTCTGCTTGCCGTGAGGAGAGGGAAGGGGCATTTTATTATTCGTTACCCAAGTCGCCTGTGTCCTCGGATTTGTCCTTCGTTAAACTTTTTATTTCTTGATCAATATTTTTTATAGCACCTTGATGGTGTTTTCGTAACTCACGTAAAGTCTCGTGTTTTGTATCATAGGAATCTTGGTTGTCCATTCTATCGCGCAGATTCTCTCTCATGCCTTTGAAATGTTCCTCCATATCCTCGTGATAAGCTTTTGTAACCCCGCTGTCTTTCCAAGTATCCGAAACCTCAATTCCGTATTCTTTAGCTTTTGATTTGAGTTTTTTCAGTATTTTGGCCTTTACCTCTGGCGACAGCTTAGATTGTGGAAGTCGCGCTAATGCGTTTCTTACGTGAGCGGCATCGGGGATGGGGAAGTGGCGAAGGGAACGGGGTTCTGTTTTGCCGTCCACCTTTTTACCACCGGGAGCTATGTATGCAAAATCACCATCTGGCAGGTCGTTACGACGTTTGGTGGTAAACGTCTTGGCTAACCCCTCGTTAGCTAAGATTTGCTCTGTAAAGTCAATCTCTGTAAAGCCCTCTTGCATATAAGATGTTACACCTTTATAATAATATTTTTTTCATTATTTTATTTTTTCTTTAATGATTAAAATTTTAGGATAGGTTACCCGAAGTCTGAACGGAAACAATTTTTCAGCTTCAACCCTGCTCGCGGTTTTAGCCTCTTCGTGCTCTTTTGGGCTATTTTCAATGGGCATCTTTTTTAGGTCTTCGTCCGAGGGCATTGGAAGTTTTGCGTTCAGGGCCCACATAATGTCATGCTTCGTACAATATTCTTGCATACGCCGAACAGGAACGATTAGATTGAACCCCTCTCCTGCCCCCCTTACAAGCATACCAATATATTTGGCGTCCTTTTTAAGGTATACCCCTCCCCCGCTAGAGCCGGGAAACGCCACACAAGTCGTCTGGTCGAAAATATGTTTATTTAATTGTTTTAAAATTCTACCGTGCTGGGAATAAATTCCATCAGTCATGCTGTTTGCGCCCATTTGGCCAAGCAGACTTCCAACGTGTAAAAGATCAGTTCCCAGAGTGGGGATCCCTTCATCAAGATGAAATGTTACGCTATCCTTAACAAAATTAAATTTACGAACCCGTAGTAGTGCAAGGTCGTGGCCGTCCGTGGCGTCGCTGTACTTCAATACCTCGGCGTCCATTTGTAATCTGCCAACAGTTCTACCTCCTTGTCTAATCTCCTTAACAACCAGTGGGTCTTTGAATTCCACTAGGGTTTTAGGTGCACCGCCGACCAGCACCTTTCTGGTGGATCGAAGGTTGTCAACAACATGCCCAGCAGTCCATACAAAATTTACCAAATTCCCTTTCGCGTCTTTTCGTGAAAAAATAACACCAGACCCCTCCCCATTGGAAAATTCGCCCTCAGACCTGATTGTCACAGATACATTTTGCAAGTGTTCTGATGTAGACGGGGACTTTTCTGCTCCAGCGGTATGCCTAATCGGGAAAGCAAAAAAAACAATAAGAGAAGCCAAAAATATTTTCTTCATAATGAGGTACCTTTTAATAAAGTACACCTACTTTATAAAAAAAACAAGTAAAATCACCAGAAAATCAACTAACTGCGCGACCTTTGTTCTTTTCCCAGTCTTTTTCGGGCCTGTCTACTGTGATATTTCTTTTTTCCGCAGCCTTTAAGACCATAGAATTGCATTTACTCTTTTTTAGTTGATGCAACATGGAGCATATATCCTTTGGAAAACACGTCCCGCCATACCCTCTGTGGCCATCGGGTCCCGGCACAGCAGTATGGCTCATCCCGATTCTCTCATCTGAGCCAATAAGGTTTGCTGCTACGGAATATGAAATGTCGTTTTTACCACAAAATTCCTCAAGTTCATTAAAAACAGAAACCTTAACCGCTAGGAAAGAGTTGCGCCCGTATTTAATAAATTCCGCTGTCCTCGTGGAAACAAAGGTGGTCTTAGCATTTTTTATTGACCCCTGATCTCGAGCTGTGCAAATTAAATTATTTAATTTTTCAACACTACCAGCATCCAGAGAGGTATCGTACCCAAACACCCATAGGTTATTATTGTAGAAATCCTCTCTCCAGTTTCTTTCTGTTAAGAACTCAGGCATAAAGTGAACCTTTAATTTTTTTGAAGTCCCCACGGGAACTGTAGAACGGAGAATAATTTTCTTTTTCCTAATGCCGTGCCGAGTCAAATCCTTAATGGCCGCTTTAACTATGGATAAATCGCACACCCCGTTTTTTTTCATTGGGGTAGGAACACAAACAAAAACAAAATCACACCCCTTTAAGTCATCAATCGTCGTGCTCTTTGGGTTGCACTTCTCGGGGTCTTTGTCATACGCTATACACTCGATCAGCTCGCCCCCTAAAAGTTGAGTCGCTTGACCCACATATCCATTCCCTAAAATGCCTAATTTAAATTTTGTGTGCTTCATATAGTTATGATACGGGGCAATTATTAAAATATCAAGTAAAAGCCCCCTCGCTGTAGCCGGCGGATAAGAACACCGGTGGTGTGTTCTGGCCTAAAGGCCAGTTAGTGTCGAGGATTTGCAGCGACACTAATACAGCGAGGGGACAGCGAGGGGTCCTAAACCCCCTCTGGGGGCTGGGTGTAATCGGTGGGCATCATCCTCGCGGGCACCTCAGGAGGGGCCTCAGAAGAGGCTCCGTCCAACTTTACAATCGCATAACCCGTAAACAGGAGGTTTAGTGCGACGAGTAAGAGAGCCAGACGTGCATACGTCATGTTAACGGTCATCATCCCTTTTTTGGGCTGATCTGTGGGCGAATCTTGGTCACTCGCATTACTTGGTTTATCTTTGGTATTACTCATAGGTTTTCTATTTTACTCCTTCTTGATTTAAAGTAAAGCTTTTTATGGGGCGTGGCGGTGCGGTGAAGTGGATCGCACGTCAAAGATGCTCACTGGCCTCGTTTCAAGGGTTTCTAGGTCTTTTACCAGAAAGGTTTCTTCGTCGAGAACCTTTTCAACGACCCCTTGCCAGTCACCGTCTACTTCTACGGATTTACCTAGCATTTTTTTATTCATTTCAAGTTTTACTGTCATAATGTTTTGAGATGTACGTTATCTAAATAAAAATACAATGAATCTATATCTTCGGCCTTTTTAAGGTTTATTACTAGGGGGGACTTCTCGTTCAGAGAGTCAACCAGAGTCCTGTATGCAGCTTTCAGCTCCCCATCCCACTGTTTACGCATTTGGCAACAGGCTCCGTCCATTGCAGCCTTGCGAGAACTAAGCAGGTGAAGGTGATCTTTTTCTTCCTTTGTTAAATCTGTAATCTTATGTTTTACGTTAACCATATGTAAAAGTTCGTGTGGTTGAGGAATGATTACGCCATCCCCAATCGGCACAAGCTCAAATGTCTCATTTATTGCTACGTGTAAACGTTCATGATATCGAGAGTCACAATGGGTAATCTTACGCACGGCCTCGTAGTCGCCCCAACACGACTTCACCTGATTGACATTAGGTAGCGGATCGGAGTCGCCCTTACAGCATTCCCCTTTCGTCGCAAGAGATTCGATGGTTTGTTGGAGACAATTGTTTAGACTATTAAGAAGAGGGACCTCTTCGGGGTTGCAGTCTATGCCCCCCATCGATAGCAACTGCATCATTTCGTTAAAGTCAATTTTTCTCATTAGAACCACCTCCCAATAAAACCATAGTATAATAAAGGATTAAAGAAGTAACAGTATAAACAAAATATTTTTCAAAATTCTCAAAACCTAAGCATAAAAATATATTAACCCAAACCCCAAGGCAAATCGGGCAACAGAGTAACCTAACAAGGAAACAATTTTTGTAAAGTAAAATATATCCTTTGAAGTCTAGCCCTTCTCGTGAAGATTTTTCTTTAAAATCCTTTAAGAAACGCCCCCCGAGACACAGTAGCTCTAGGTATTCTACCACCGCATTAGTCCTAAACCATACGAGCAGCAGGAGAGCGCCCAAGAAAGGCTGCATTAAAAAGTTATCCAACTCTAATATCATTATTGTCTTCAAGGATGACACTCCTAGTTTCTCCTAGGGAAAACTCTTCGGTATCTTCTTCTGTAATCTGAAGTAAGTCAATGTTATAAAATTTAAAAATTTCTCTTGCCCCTTCGTCTAACTTGTAGTCATCTCTATAAACCACAGTGGGGATCCCATACCCAGCAATCATAGTCGCGCAGTGGGAGCATGGCAAGAGGGTTATTGCTAAAATCTCAACCTGCCCCTTCGTGCAGAGGGAAAGGCAGTTCATTTCAGCGTGAAGCATCACGGGGCGACGTTGGTCGCGGCTGAATAATTCCCAGTCAACGTCCTTGCCAGACGCCAGACCGTTATAGCCAACGCCCAAAACCATATGGTCACGGTTAAGGGCGCAAGCTCCAACCTTAACAAAGGGGTCTTCGCTCCTCAAGGAAGCCGCCTCGGCTAACCCGAGAGCGTATTTTTCCCAGCTTAATCTAGTGTCCGCCAAAGGCAACCTCCCAAATGATTGACAGGCCAAACGCCAAGGTCACTACGCCAAGAAACAACATCAGGAAACCTTTCTGTAGATAGAATGAGGTCTGCCCATTTTACTCTTAACGACCCTGACCAGTACCAACTCGCCATCTTCAAGGGCATTGTTAATTTTGGTATGAACCGAAACCCTTGAAAGCTTGTCTCCCATACTGTCGGACAGTTCACTTGCTGTGAACTCCTCGTCGGGCCACGTTACGCTGACTGGTTTTCTGCCCCTTTTAACGAGGGGCTTCACATTTTCTGTGTTTAGTTGTGTGCTCATGTTAGGGTAATATTAATTGTTTTTTTAAGATAAGTCAATTCTTTTTTTGCAATAAATATTTATTGTGATAAGCTTAATTATGACAGTTTTTGATTCCTCTATCACTTTGTATCAATGGTTTCGTGATAATGATGTTTTCTGTATGGAAGATCACTTCCAGAAGGCTATCGTCCTTACTGAAGACGAAGGGGCGGATAAGGCTTCTTTCTCTGCGGCACTCGGAGAGTTTGAGCAAAGCGGGCTTGTTGCTCGGGAATCCTTTGAGGGTAAAGAATATTATATATTAAAAAAAACACTGGACTCAGTAGATCAGGATGTCTCTGTTAACCACCCTCTTGCACTTAAGATATCAATTCAGATAAATGAATTCTGTGAGAGGGTTAAGGATTTTCAGGATGTATGTGACCCTGCCGAAATCCACTCACGGGATTTGCTTAACTTAACCTTTATGATCGATTACTTCATTGAGAAAGAAAACTCACAAAAGGATTGACTTAAAATCAAGGAGCGGATACTTTCATCGAAAGGTTCAACCCCTTTAAGCTCGCTGAGAGAAAACAGTAGAGTTTGGCCTTAGTGAGACCTTCAGGGTCAGGGCGGATGTAAAAATCCACGACGGTCCCCCACACCTAAGGCAGATACCGTTAAAGTTCCGTTAGGTTCTTTCAAAAAAATCAAGGTTAGACACCTTGGCATTACCCCCGTGTGTTGTGGGTTACTGCTGTAAGAAGTTTTTAGCACATTTTCTTCACCTAAAATGCCCGGCATAGGGAGATGGTTTTAGGCAGGCAGTTCGACGTGATCGTATCTCGTGTCTCCCATTCACTTTAAAATTTTTGGGCCTCAGAGGAAAAGGGTCATAACCCCTCCGTGTGGGGGGTTATCTCTTTTTTATCCTAAAGGAAAATGGTCATAAGGTTCCCTGTTAACTTTATTAAATTATAATTAATATTTGATTTTATTTTATTTTGATTTATTGTTTTCTATATGGAATACCTTAAGGACGAAAACCTGCAGTCATCTCTAACACTAGAACAAGTAAAAGAAAAAAATTACAAAATATTCATAGGCACCCCGTGTTATGGAGGAATGCTGGCTCAAGAGTATGTCAATGGACTTTTGAACGTAACATTTCAGTGTTTAATGTCGGGCATCCCTGTTGAAATATACCTTGCAGGGAACGAAAGTTTAATACCTCGTGGTAGGAATCATATTGTTGCAGAATTCATGGCCAGTAATTCTACCCACTTACTTTTTATTGATGCAGACATTCGGTTTAGCCCCGAGTCAGCCTTCAAGCTCCTAAAAGCGGACAGGGGGGTAACTTGCGGGGCTTATCCGTTAAAGAAAGTCCCCATTGAATATGTAATTAATTTCCCCCCTGAAGCTCAAACTAATAGTAAAGAAAAGCTAGTAGAGGTGACAGATTGCGGTACTGGCTTTATGATGATTAAAAGAGAGGCGATTGCCGCAATGCAGGATGCTCACCCCGAGCTTCATTATACTGGTGACTTAGAGACAGGTTATCGGTCAGATGTTAGCGATCCTATTAAGATGAGTTTATTAAAAGAAAACCTATACAGCCTCTTTGACACAATGCATGACACGGAAAATAACAACAATTACCTTTCAGAAGATTTCACATTTTGCAGAAGATGGCAAAATTCGGGAGGTAAAGTATGGCTAGACCCGACGATTAAGCTTGACCATTTAGGAAAATTTGAGTATACTGGTGATGTTTCTAAGATCATTAATTTCGATGATTTAACCATTGACGACACTATAAAAGAATGAAAATAATCGGACTCTCGGGCGTTGCTGGTTCTGGCAAAGACTTATTCTATGATTTATTAGCCAGCCAAGTGCCATGTAAACGTTTCTCCTTAGCTGATGCACTTAAAGGTGAAGCAAGCCCTTACATAAAGGAACACTTCGGTATTGATCCAGTTTCATGTACAAGGGATGACAAGAATTTAATTAGACCAGCCCTCGTAGCTCACGGTTCCTTAAAAAGAAAACAGACAAACGGGAGGTACTGGATTGAAAAGCTTCAAGCAAAGATGGAAAAATTCACCTTTGAGGCGACCACCTCTGGCACGACCCCCGACTTTCTGGTAATTACCGACATTCGATACGATGAGTATCCAAAAGACGAATCCATCTGGCTCAAGAAGGAAATGAATGGTATTTTAGTGCATATTTCAAATTTTAGTATGTCAGGAAATAAGCAATGTTTCGTCCAGCCCGCTAATGAAGAGGAGACAAGGGAAAACCCAAAACTACAGCAACAGGCTGATTACTTAGTGGAATGGGAAATGATAAAGGGTGATCTAGGAGAAATCAAAAAAACATTAATCAGGGACGTTATTAAAGATTTTTTAAATTGGCAAAAAAATTATTGACATCTAATAAAAATATAGATATAGTCAGGAGACATGAGCGAACAAAATAAAGAAAGTGAGTGGACTAAACGTGAAATGGGTGCCTTTTGGAAAAGGCAAAGCCAAAAAGGGCAAAGTTATCTTTCGGGGCATGTTACCCTGAAGCTTGATGACGGAAGCGAGGCAAAGGTCAAGGTTGTTGTGTTCAAGAACAAGAACAAAACCAGCAACGAGAAGGCCCCTGATTACTGCGTTTACTCATCCACACCACCTCAACAGGAAAATGCGTCAGAGAACACATCAAGTGAATCTCAAAATGACGAGGACGTTCTATAGTGAACTTCTCTGTTAATTTTCCTATTAACACGGTCTCTTTTGGGCAGGTTTCGACCCTGCTCATGAGAGGCCTTTTTGAGCAAAAAAAGTCTCCTCCCCTTTTTGTCATTGGCAACCTTGACCTCTCGGCTCAATCCAAAGATGATGGCTTTACCCAAAAGCTCAATGAATGTGTGGGTAAGTTCCATGAGCACTCTCGCGACAACCCAACCCTTAAGTTATGGCACCTTAACGGGGGCTTAGATTCCTTCAGTAAAAAACACCACCTACTTACATTCTATGAGCTCGACCAACCCACAAAGGCAGAAATTAATACGGCAAAAAACTGTGACAAGTTAATTTTCACTAGTCGTTATTCTCAAGAAATTTTCAATCAGTTTCAGGTCGAAAGCCACGTCGTCCCTCTCGCCTTCGATAAGTATAATTTCAAAAAACTAGATAAGAAGTATTTTGATGACGGAAGAATAGTTTTCAACCTCTGCGGTAAATTCGAAAAAAGGAAACATCACAAAAAAATTATCCAAGCATGGGCAAAAAAATTCGGGAACAATAAAAAATATTTCCTTCAGTGTACTTTATTTAACCACTTTTTAAGTGAAGAGCAAAATAAAGGCTCCTTTTCAGATTGCCTTGAAGGAAAACCGTACTTTAACATTCAATTCCTAGGTCACATGCCTAGTAACGAAGTTTACAATGACTACCTTAATTCCGCAGATATCATCTTGGGTATGTCAGGCGGGGAAGGGTGGGGTTTGCCAGAATTCCACTCGGTGGCGCTCGGCAAGCACAGTGTGATCCTTAACGCAAGCGGTTACAAGGAATGGGCTACTAACGAAAATAGTGTCCTTATTAACCCAAGCGGCAAGATAGAGGTTTATGACGGAATCTTCTTTAAAAAAGGACAACCCTTCAACCAAGGTTTAATTTATGATTTTAATGAAGACGATTTCATTTCTGGGTGCGAGGAAGCCATAAAGAGACATACGAAATCCCGTGTTAATAAAGAGGGTATTAAAATCCAAGAAACCTTCACTGTAGAAAAAACACTTGACCAACTTTTAAAAATCATTAAATAAATTAAAATAATGCCTATATATTCCTTTCAGCACCCCGACACTGGAGAAACTAAAGACGTGCAGCAACGCATGAAGGAAGATCATGTATATCTCGATAAAAATGGAGTTAAGTGGAATCGCGTATTTACTTCCCCGCACACATGTATCCCTTTAGGGGTAAACCCCAACTCATCGGACGATTTTGTGGCACGGACAAAGGACTTAAAGGGTACAAGTGTGGGGGAAATGTGGGACTTATCTAAAGAGTTAAGCGATAAAAGAAAGCACGAACGAGGAGACGGGACTGATCCCGTTCAGAGTAAATACTTTAAGGATTATTCCACAAAGCGAAAAGGATTAAAACATCAAGACGACAAAATACGAGACGACCTTCTTGGATCATGAGATTTTCAGTTTTTACACCATCGCACACTATAAAGCGAATAGACAGAACGCTTAAATCACTCCAAGCTCAGTCCTTTAAAGACTTCGAGTGGATTATTTGCCTGAACGGAGAGGCACTTAACTCACAGGCCGAACTTACAGAGAAAATAGGCAGAGCTAAGATTAAATACAAGATTTTACGGCATGAGGAATCTACTGATAAAATCGGTCTTTTAAAAAAAATATGTTGTGAAAGTGCAGAGGGGGAAATCTTAGTAGAGTTAGATCACGATGATGAATTAAGCCCTGATTGCCTAGAGGAAATACATCTCCATGACATAAAAAATAACTCTGATTTTTACTACTCTGATGATATTGACATCGTTGAGTCCAGTGGCGAATCAATTGCCCCTTACTCTAAGGACGGAGGGTGGGAATATTATACTTGTGAGAGAACAGGGCACATTGCCTCGCGAGCCTTTCCGCCTAATCCAATTTCATTCGGATATATTTGGTACGCTCCAAACCATGTACGTGCATGGAAAAAGGATTTCTACCTAAAGATCGGTGGCCACAACCCCGACATGGACGTACTAGATGACCACGAACTATTATGCAGGACATACATAGAAGGAAGTGTCACCCATATTGAAAAACCCCTGTATATTTATTGGCGACATGATGAAAACACTTGTTATGGTGAAAAAAATTCAAAGATACAAGGACTGACCAGAGAGCTCCACGATAAATATATCCTAGCGATGGCATCTAAATGGTCGGATATTAATAATTTAAAAAAAATAGACTTATGTTGCCACGCATCTAAGCCACGCGGATTCATAGGGGTGGACGCATATAAATACGACGACGTAGACATAGTAGCTGACCTAGACAAAACCCCTTGGCCATTTGAAGACAATAGTGTTGGGGTGTTTAGGTGCCAAGACGCAATAGAACATCTAAAGAGCCCCCTCACCACCATGAAGGAGATTTACCGATGTCTCGCCCCGAATGGTTGGGCCATTATAGAAGTCCCCAGCACCGATGGCCGAGGAGCATTCCAAGACCCCACTCACGTATCCTTCTGGAATGCTAATAGTTTCTGGTATTACACAAAGCAACAGCAAGGGGCGTTCATAAATTCCCCAGTCAAGTTTCAACTAAACAGGATTCTTGACTACTATCCTAGCGATTACCACAAAACACACTGGATACCCTACACAAAAGCCCACTTAGTTAAGCTTCAGGAGGGGGTAATACCCGCAGGTGGAAGAAACATTTAGTTTTTTCTTTCTTTAGGGTAAAAAAAATGTAATCATAGAGGCAGCCCCAAAAGATATGAGCCCTTCATCAATTAATGTAAAAAAACGAAACGGACGACTTGAAAAGATTGACATTTCAAAAATAAATAAATGCGCCGAACGTGCGTGTGTTAATTTAGAAAACGTTTCTCCTAGTGAAATTGTACTAGATGCCCACGTTCAATTTTATGATAAAATACCCACAAAGGAGATAGACTCTGCGCTCATCCTATCCACTCGCCAAAAGATAGAAAAGGAGCCTAATTATTCCTATGTGGCTGCACGACTCCTCTTAGGGAATATCCACAAAGAGGTCTTCGGTACTAGTGTAGATAAGGACTCGTTTGATCACCAATACAGGCTATCCTTCGTAAGCAATATTAAGAAGTTGGTGAAAGAGGAACGTCTCAATTCAAAACTTTTAGATTTTGATTTAAAAAAACTGTCTGAATCCTTAGTTATTGACAGGGATTATAAATTTAAATACCTAGGACTACAGACTCTTTATGATCGCTACTTTCTACACTCTGACGAGAGGCGTTTAGAATCACCTCAATCATTCTGGATGAGGGTTGCAATGGGTCTGGCTTTAAATGAAGAAGATAAAGAAAAAAAAGCCATAGAATTTTATGACGCCCTGTCTACATTTAAACTCTGCTGCTCCACCCCAACATTATTTAACAGTGGCAGTCAGAGAAGCCAACTTAGCTCCTGTTATCTTAACACTTTCGAGGACTCCATTGATGGAATCTTTGAGGGTGCGTGGCAAGAGGCTAGAAAATCAAAATTTGCAGGAGGCCTAGGTTTCGACGTTACTAATTTTCGTTCTGCTGGGTCTCACATTAAGGGCACAAACGGCACCTCCAGCGGGCTTGTACCTTGGCTTAAGATTTACAACGACCTCCTTGTAGCCGTTAACCAAGGAGGTAAACGGCCCGGTGCTGGATGCGCTTACTTGGAACCTTGGCACTTAGATATTGAAGATTTCCTTGAACTCAAGAAAAATACTGGTGACGAACGTAGGCGTTGTCATGATTTAAATACAGCCAACTGGGTTCCTGATTTATTCTTTGACTATATAGAAAAAGGTAAAGAGTGGTATTTGTTTTCACCAGTTGATGCCGGCGAGCTCCATGAACTTTACGGGTCAGACTTTGATAAAAAATACGAGTCTTTTTGCAGGATGGCGGACGAAGGGGCTATAAAAAATTATAAAAAAATAAACGCCAAAGATCTATGGAAGAAGATGTTACGTGCATTATACGAGACAGGTCACCCATGGATTACTTTTAAAGATAATTCCAATCTTCGGTACTCAAACAGTCACGAAGGGGTAATACACAGCTCCAACCTATGTACTGAGATTTTCCTACACACAAAGCCCTCTAAATACAAAGGGGGCATTAAGAGCGAGGTGGGTGAAACAGCCGTCTGCAACCTGAGCTCCGTCAACCTCAAGGAGCATCTTAAACCTAACGGGAAACTAGATTTCAAGCAACTAAGCAAAACCATAGCTATACAGTTACGTATGCTTGATAACGTAGTGGACCTTAATTTTTACCCCACTCAAGAATCCAAGAAATCCAACATGGCCCACAGACCAGTGGGCGCAGGAAGCATGGGGTGGGCAGACGTTTTCCATTCTTATAAACTTGATTTTTCATCAGACGATGCAGTTAAGTTTTCAGACGAACTGTATGAGTTTATCTCTTACCATTGTATCTTAAACTCAAGCAAGCTTAGTAAAGAGCGTGGGTCGTACTCGACTTATGAAAATTCCCTTTGGGACAAAGACATGTTACCGATTGATACCTATAAGGGGTTAATGGACTACCTGAACGAAAAACCACTAGTTCATAGAGGAAAAAAATTCACCCCTGAAGTTGACTGGAAAACCTTAAGGGCTCACATTAAAGACTACGGAATGCGTAACAGCAACACAATGGCAATTGCGCCCACGGCAACTATATCTTACATTCAAGGATGCGCCCCCTGCATTGAGCCAGATTTTTCAGTTTTATTCGTTTATGAAAATAAAAGCGGAAACCTGACGATTATTAATGAATGGTTTGTTAAAGAGTGCAAAGAACTTGGCATATGGAGCTCCCACTTTATTGAAGCCCTAAAGGCGGTAGACGGAGACGTTAGAGACCTTGATATCCCCCAAGATTTAAAAGACAGGTTTAAGAACGCCTTTAGTCAAGATCAGTTTAAATTAATTGATAATGCAGCGGCCAAGCAAAAATGGATCGACATGGGTCAATCGCTTAATCTTTTTAACGACAATACGTCCCTTAAATATTTAAACGACCTTTACTTCCATGCAAGAAAAAGGGGGCTCAAAAGTACCTATTACCTAAGGAATAAAAGTGCAAGCAAAATTGAAAAATCTTCGTCTGGCGATAACAATAATAATAACAATACAGGTACTAGCGATAGTAGCGGGACTGCTGATGAGTCTTGCTCGATCATAGACCCCACATGTGAAAGCTGTCAATAATGAAAGATGGATCAATACTTGGAGAAGAGATAGTTGGAGTAAATCAAATTTTACCCCACAAACACCAACTAGCATGGGACTTATTTCTCAAGGGGGTGGCTAATAATTGGTCCCCATCAGAAATAAACATGAGCACGGATGTAGGCCAATGGAAAAACGGACAGTTGACGGACGACGAAAAGTTACTCGTCAAAAGATGTCTCGGGTTCTTCGCTGGGAGTGAATCATTAGTAGGTAACAACTTATTACTCACAGTAGCCAAGTGGGTAACCGACCCAGAGTGTCGCCAGTATATCCTAAGACAGGCGTACGAGGAGTCCCTACACAACTGGACTGTTGTTACGTGCTGTGACTCGTTCGGCCTCAAGGTTGCTGATGTTTACGAGGCTTACTTAAACATCCCAAGTATTAAAGCTAAAGATGAGTTCTTGATGGGTATAACCGCCGACGTTAACAGATCAGACTTCAGCACTAAAACCACAGAAGGCAAGAGAGAGTTTCTCCGTAACTTGATTACCTATTACATTGTATGTGAGGGCACCTTTTTCTTTAGCGGATTTGCCATGTTACTTGCGCTGGGTCGACAAAACAAATTACCGGGACTTTCAGACCAAATTCGTTACACGTTAAGGGATGAAACCCTACATATTCAGTTTGGAACCTACTTAATCAATACCATTAAAGAACAGTACCCTGCCGTGTGGACCAAGAAGTTCGAACAAGAAACAGTAGAACACGTAAAAAGGGCTGTGGAACTGGAGATACAATACGCACATGATGTTCTTCCGCGTGGAATTCTTGGCTTGAATGCTGAAATGTTTATAGACTACATGGAATACATAGGTAACAGGCGTCTAGAGGGAATAAACGTTGATTTTCGATTTAAGAGCGACCACAACCCATTCCCGTGGCTCTCAGAAGTAGTGGACACAGGGGCTATGACAAATTTCTTCGAAAGAAAGGTAAAAGATTACCAAAACTCTGGTACGCTTAAAGATGATTTTTAATTAAACTAGAGCAGGTAATTAGCGGTCCTTGAAGCGTCCACCTCTATGAAAACCCTCTCCCTTTTTAATTCCATCATTTGATCTAGGGTAAACCCTTCTGCACTAGCCCAGCGGTAGCGCGGCGGGTTAACCAAGTAAGCTCTAATCTCAGGAATCCCTCCGTAAATATCAGTTTCTAGGTTTAAAAGAATGATTTTTTCGACTTCACTATTATAAACTATAGCTGTGGTATTTCGGCCAGTTTCTGCAAAACGAATCCTAAACCCAAGGCGACAACAGTGACCCTTGAGTTTGTTAATATAGCTTTTTAAATAAAAATTCATTTAACCATCTTTAATTTTTCTTTTTGTCTCTTTTAAAAAACTCTTAGTTGGCATAAACTGACTGCTACATACCTGACACAACATCACCTCTTTACACTTATGTTTCTCCTCACACGATTCTTCTTTTTGGTATTTACAACTTCGTATATCTAGTTTTACTAGAAGAAGGCACGCCTCAGGAGAGGCCTCACAGTAAGGGCAAGCATTATAATGCATGTCTTTCTTTCTAAAAAACAGATAACACTACAACCCCAACTAAAGCGGCATTAATAACTGCCAGAACAACGAGTGTGGCTGCTAAATAAAAGAGTGAAGAATCATACTCTTCCATGGTCTTTGTTTTTGTTGTGCATGTTTTTTCTACAACAAGAAGGTTCGCTTCTCGAGAAGTGGTTACTTTATGCTTGTTTTCTTCCTTTTTACCAATATACCACGTTCCATTACGATATTTAGTCAATGTGCCCCGCTTCATCATAGTAAATATTACACTATTTTTTTAAAAAATATATAAGACTAGCTAAAATACAAGTGTAAATACTATTATGGAAGTTGACTTTCAATTTTTCTTTAATACCGTTGCGGGTATAATTACTTTCTTTGGAGGGTTTCTCCTTAAAACGTTCTGGGGTCGCCTTGATGAAATAGACAGGGAAAGAGAAGCGTTATGGATGCACCATGAAGATGACATGAAACTGTTACGCAAAGACCTAAGTACCCTTGCGCTAACCCTCCCTGAAAAATATACCACGAAGGACGACTTCCACAATCTAGTCAAAACCGTACACCATAGATTCGACAAACTTGAAGAAAAAATAGATGACCTCAATAGCAAGTAAAGCAACGGACAAGCTGCTCAATATAGGTTTGTTTTTTCTGCAAAAAAAGATTGATTTAAGATCAAAAAATGAGCACAGTTAAGTGTGCGTTATATTTTAATTAATGACTTTTTCTCAGAAGACTTAGCTGGCGGGGGGCACGCTGGCGGGGCCGCTCTTAATGATGAAATTCTTATTGATATATTTAAGGCCAACGGTCAAGAGATAGTTAAGCTTAAAAGCCCCGATGTGACTTCGGATTTCCTTAAAAAAGAAAAAGATTCATTTTTTATAATTTCTAATTTTTTTCGTTTCTCGTCCATTGAAATGCTTAAGGAATTTGAGGAATTAAAATACATTATTTACGCCCATGATTATAAGTTCGTTAACCACATGAACCCCGCCAGATACGACAATTTTATAGTCCCCGAAAATGAATTGATTTGTGTAGATTTCTTCAGGGCAGCTAAATCTGTAATTTGCCAATCCAGTTTACAACAAAAAATTTACGACAAAAATTTAAAAGACAATGTTAAGACTTTAAATTTTTCAGGCAACCTTTGGTCGCTTGAAGCTCTGGCCGTGATGCGTGACCTTTCCGATGGAGACAAAAAACCCATGAGCTCTGTGGTTAAATCTCACTATGCGGAAAAAGGAACCCCAGAAGCTATTAAATTTTGCATAGACAATAAGATGGATTATGAACTAATATTTGACGCGGATTACGAATCTTTTTTACGTAAAATTTCAAAAAACCAAAGTTTGGTGTTTTGGCCAAAAACCCCCGAGACCTGTGGTCGAATGGTTCTAGAGGCTAAAATGATGAACGTAAAGGTTGCATTCAACAACCTACTAGGCGCATCCCACGAACCGTGGTTTAATAAGGACGGCGAAGAACTAATAGCCGAAATGACAAACAAACGTCAAGAAATATACGATATAATTAGCGCAATTGCCACACGGTGAAAAAAAATAACTATAAATATCTAAGCGGTAACGCATTCAAAAGTATTTGCAAATACTCCTGTGGCCACTATACATCCGCCAGAGAACACCACTTCAATTTTAAGGTACGAGATGACGTAGAAAATAATTATGTCTTCATAAAAACAGAGTACACATTTCCGTTTTTTGAACACATCCATTTAGACTTCCCCTTTACGGTAATTACGCATAACTCCGATGAGGCTATTGATGAAAGATTTCGCCAATTCATCGACCACCCATTGGTAGAGAAATGGTATGGACAAAACATAAACCTTAAGCACCCTAAGCTCGAATCAATTCCAATAGGGCTGGCTAACCCTAAATGGGCGCACGGAAGCCCCAATGAGGTTAGCAAGGTGATCCTCGAATCCCAACCAGCGACATACAGGAAGACCTCCCTAGTTTATGTTAATTTTGACATAGGGACTAACCCACGGGAAAGACTTTCGTGCTTAGAAGAGACGGGGCTACAAAACGCCGACAGGGTAGACTTTCCAACTTATCTGAACACTATGTCAGAGTCCTACTTTGCCCTCTCCCCTAACGGCAATGGAATAGATTGCCATAAACACTGGGAAGCTCTATATTTAAAAACAATTCCCATAGTTACAAAAAGTATAAATATGGATTTTTATAAAGATATGCCATTTTTAGTATTAAATGACTGGTCTGAATTAAAAAATATTACTCTCTCTAAGGAACTTTATGATTCTATCTGGAAAGACTTCAACCCAGATACAATTCTTTTCCCACAATACGTCAACAAAAAGGGGCTCGGGTGAAACAAAACGTATTGATAACAGGGGCATCAGGTTTAATAGGATCTCAGTGTGTTGAATTTTTTAGCGATCTGGGCTTTAATGTCATTGGTGTAGACAACAATATGCGGGCTTACTTCTTTGGTCGGGACGCATCAACTCAGTCAATTAAAGAGAGGCTAGAATCCAAGTACCCCTTATACCAGTGCCTCCCGCTAGATGTAAGAGAAATGGGTGCCATAGAATTCGTTTTTAAAAAAACGAACATTGACCTAATAATCCACACCGCCGCCCAGCCATCTCACGACTGGGCTGTAAGAGAGCCGCTTACGGATTTTTCGGTTAACGCCCAAGGAACCTTGAATCTCCTTGAATTATGCCGCCTATACTGCCCCGAGGCTACCTTCATTTTCACCTCAACGAATAAAGTTTACGGGGATACACCCAACAAGCTTAAGTTAACAGAACTTGAAACTAGGTATGAATGCTTCGACCCCCAAGGTCTCCCTTATAGCATTGATGAAGGCATGTCTATTGATCAGTGTACTCATTCTATTTTTGGAGCCTCAAAAGTGGCAGCAGACATAATGGTTCAAGAATACGGCAGGTGCTTCAATATCAAAACAGGAGTTTTTAGGGGTGGCTGCCTCACAGGGCCAAACCATAAAGGGGCAGAGCTTCACGGGTTCCTTTCATATTTAGTAAAATGTATTACGCATGGTGAGGATTATACTATATTTGGGTATAAAGGAAAACAGGTCAGGGATAATATACATAGCGCTGATTTAGTTAATATGTTCTGGGAGTTCCACCAAAAACCAAGAAGAGGAGAAGTCTACAATGTAGGGGGCGGAAGAGGCAATTCGGTATCCGTCCTCGAGGCTATAGATAAAATTAAAAAAATCTCCAACAAAAAGTGGGACTCATACTCCTTAAGCCCCCAAGCTAGAGCAGGAGATCACATGTGGTACATTACTGACTTTTCTAAATTTCAAAACCACTTCCCCTCATGGCAATTAACCCACAGCATTGACCAGATTATTGAAGAGATAGTTAAATACGAACATGACTCAGCAACCTAAATTAAAAATAAATTTTGTAGATTTCTGGCCAGACTTCCATAAGGATAATAATTACTTTTATCACTTATTGAATTCAAAATTTGACGTTGAAATTAGCGAAGGCGACCCCGATATTCTATTCTTTTCTGTTGATTACGCCAAGCAACGTGCCCGAGATAAATACAAAGACCACCGATGCACAAAGGTTTTCTTTTCAGGTGAAAATGTTAGGCCTAACTATGGCAACGACTCAGCAGAACACACCATGTATAGTATTGGAAAGTGTGATTTTGCCTTTACCTTTGATTTCAGTAATGACCCACGCCATTACCGCTTGCCTCTATGGGCTCTTCAAATTGACTGGTTTGAAAAGGGGGGGTACGTTAACCCACAGTTTATATTACCGCTCAACCAAATTTACAGCAACCCAGCTATCGCTATGCCCAAGATCAAGTTCTGTGCTTTTATTTTTAATAACCCAGTACCTAGGCGTCTGGAAATTTTAAATAAATTAAACAAACATAAAGAGGTTCACGGGTATGGACAACCCTTTAACAACTGGTTCTACGGAGAGTACAACAAGTACAAGGTGCTCTCTCAGTATAAATTTTCTATTTGTTTTGAGAATTCTATCTCTCCAGTCGGAGGGTATTACACCGAAAAGCTTTTTCATGCCAAGACAGCCGGGACGGTACCGATTTATTGGAGTGACGAAAGATGTGCTAATGATTTTAATGTTAAAAGTTTTATAAACCTTAATGACTTTGAGTCGATGGACAAACTCGTGGATCACGTTCTGGAGGTAGACGGCAATGAAGAGCTATACTTAAGCTATCACAGGGAGCCGCTTTTTAACAACAAGCAAATCAAAGATGAATTTTTACCCTCATCTGTGCTTAAATTTTTTGAAGAAAAGGTTATTAAAAATGCTTAATGTAGAAAAAATTTTCGTACTCCACTATACCAAACTCACGGAAAGAAGAGAGAGGTTGGATAAATACCTTAAACGACACAACCTAGAGGTAGAGTATATTTTAGATTACGACCAAGAAGACCTGACTGAGGATGTTGTAAATGAGTGGTACTCAACTAACGAAGAAGAATATAACGCCAAAATAGACCCCCTCTGGGGCGTCAAAACAGCCCCCTTCCGAAAACTTAACCGAGCTGAAATCTCATGTACCATTAAACATTACCTTGGTATTAAAAGTGTCGCCGAGAAGTGTACTGATTACGGTTTAATACTGGAAGACGACGTATTGTTTGTGGAAAATTTTCCTGAAACTTTTAACACTTTTCTTTCCAATACACCTAACGATTGGGGGGCCATCTTCATGGGGTGTTGCGCCGGGTTAAGGATACCGCCTCATTTTATTAAAGAAAACATAAACGCCTATCAAGTCCCCCACCCTGCATCAAGAGGTGGCGATTCATACATCCTGCGTAAAGAAGTAGCTGAAAAAATTATCTCTACTATGAAGCCCTTTAACACAATAAGCGACTGGGAGCTTGGCTACCAACTACACCTACACAATGTAAAAACCTACTGGTGGGAACCACCCTTAGTTGTACAGGGGTCCGAGAACGGTCTTTATAAAACAACTTTAAATGACGATAACCATAGGCAAACCCACGGAGGTGTATGTTGAAAAAAATAGCATTTATTAAATTTGCAGGATTAGCCGCAGGAGGTTGTGAAAAATACCTCCAAAACATTGCCTGTATATTATCAAACAGCCAACAGTTTGAGGTGGATTACTATTATACTAATGCCGCCCCTTATATAAACTGGAGTTCCCCGTTTATACACCCCGATAATGATGAATCTAGACAAAAAATAATGGAGGATCATCAAATTAATCTAATAAAAGTAGACGTGCAAAATAAAGACGGGAGCGGGCCGCCCTATGAATGGATCAATACTAATTTTTGGGAACTTTTTGATGAGAATCAATATGATTATGTTTCGAGTGCTCGCTCTGGTTACCCCGAGTACCCGTTTCATCTTATTAATAAGACAAAAATAATTGACACAATTCACGGTCAGGACGGAGAAGACAAGGTTAACATTAGCAAGGTTATTTTATTATGTGAATGGCAGGCTAAACAGTGGTCCGAGAACGGAGGCAATATTGCTAAAGCCACGGTTATACCCACCCTAGTTAAAGTTCCGCCCAAAACCCCCAGCTTACTTAGGCAAAAACTCAGCATCCCCTCAGATGCCTTTGTTTATGGATTCCACCAAGGGAGCCGTGAAGATATTTATTCACCAGTTTCCCTTGAAGCTTATAATCAAATTAAAAATGAAAATAATTATTTCATAATTATGGGCGCATCAGAACAACACCGAAAATTCGCAGAACAAATAAATTGCCCTCATATTAAGTTTATAGATTTTTCTAGTTGTGTAAACGATATACATGATTTTCTCGGCGGTATTGATGTTTTTGCACACGCCCGTAATGATGGAGAAGTTTGCTCTGCTGCGATCATTGAGGCTCTGTATCACGGGAAGCCGGTTATATCACACCCTGCTATGAACATGGGTCACCAAGAGCAAATAGAAGGCTGCGGTAAGATGGTGTACAGTGTTCAGGAGTATGCACAAGAAATGCTTACGCTAGAACAAAACGATGCCTACTACCAAACCCTCTCCCTAGCAGCAGAGGAGAAATATACTGCAAAATATAGCTACGCCACGATAAGAGATAAAATCTTACAACTTTACAAAACATGATAATTAGTAAGTGTTCCACTCGCATATCCTTAGCAGGAGGGTCTACGGACCTGCAAGAATTTATAGAAAACTATGGGTACGGAAGTGTAATAAGTTTCCCTTGTAATATTTATACTTATATCACCCTGTTTAAAGATAAAGGTGGGTACAATAAGCTTAATACCTACCTATTGAACTACACTCAACGTGAAGAAGTAGAGCAAGTTAAAGATATCCACAACGACATTGGGAGGGTAGTCTTAGAGCACTTCAACTGCCCCCCTGTTACCTTAAATTTTCACTCGGACGTTTTTGCATCAGGCTCAGGTCTAGCCTCTTCATCCTCCTATCTAATTAGCTGTATCAAGGCAGTAAGCACTCATCTTAATGTCCAGATGAATACATGGGAAATATGCGAGCTTGGACTTGAGCTAGAAAGAAAATTTAATCCCTTAACCGGCTACCAAGACATTTATGGCTGTGCAACCGAAGGGCTCAAGCAATTAGTTTTCCTTAAAGACGGAAGCGTTACCCATGCGGGGCTTAGAAAAGATTTCTTAAACCAATTTAAAATGTATCTTCGCCCAACAGGAATACAAAGAAGTTCCACAAAGGTTTTGTCCAGCATTGACACAAAGCGCAGCGAGGCCCTTTTACCCTTTGTTAGTTACATGAGTGACGCCATAAAAAAGAATGATGTAAGTAAATTTTTAGGATTAATGCAAGAGTCATGGGAGGTCAAAAAAAGCACTTCCCCTCTTATTTTAGAAAACGAAAAACTAAAGGAGATGGATCGTTCTTTATATAAAGATAAATCTACCCTAGCTCACCGCTTATGTGGGGCAGGTAATGGTGGTTTCTTTTTGATTTTCCGTGATAAAAACTATAACGAACCCACCTTCGACATACCAATCGGGGTTGCAGAGATTCCCTACTTATGTACAAAAAATTAAAAATCGGATTTACCGCCAGCTGTTTCGACCTATTACACGCAGGACACTGTTTAATGCTTAAAGACGCACGGGAGCAATGTGATTGGCTTGTGGTGGCCCTACAGTCAGACCCATCCATAGATAGGCCCGAAAAAAATCAACCGATCCAATCTCTAGATGAACGTAAAATTCAACTAGAAAGCTTAAAATATGTAGACCAAATAGAACTCTACGAAACAGAGGAAGATTTAGTTTTCTTACTTAAGAAAATCAAGCCAGATGTTCGCATTCTGGGAACTGACTACAAGAATAAAGATTTTACTGGACAAGAATTAAATATTGAAATATTCTTTCATGAAAGAAACCATCCATGGTCAACCTCAGAACTTAGAAAGAGAATTAAAGAAAATGAGTAAATGTATTGTCACAGGAGGGTGCGGCTTTATTGGGAGCCACATAGTAGATTCACTCGTAGATGCTGGAGATGACGTTCTCGTTATAGATAACGAGTCAGCCGAGTGCAATGAGGAATTCTTCAAAAATGACGGGGCAACTTATCACCTAGAGGATATAGAAGATTTCTCTAAAATAAGCCCACTTTTTAAAGGTGTAGATTACGTGTTTCACTTGGCTGCAGAATCCAGAATTCAACCGACACTCGAGAGGCCCCAAAAGGCATGTTCAACAAACTTTGTCGGCACGTGTAATGTTCTTCAGGCGGCAAAACAATTTAAAATTAAAAGAGTTGTCTATTCTTCCACTTCATCATGTTACGGCCTAAAACACACGCCGCCGCTAACAGAAGAAATGGAACGTGATTGCCTCAACCCCTACTCGGTGAGTAAAGTTGCCGCCGAAGACCTTTGTAAGATGTATTATACCCTGTGGGGCCTAGAGACGGTGGTGTTGAGATACTTTAACGTGTACGGCGAAAGGCAACCTCTCAAAGGTCAATACGCACCTGTTATAGGAATTTTTCAGAGACAAAAAGAGAACGGGGAATCATTAACAGTTGTGGGTGACGGAACCCAGCGACGAGATTTTACCCATGTATCTGACGTGGTTCAGGCCAACATTCTTGCGGCGTTTGTCCCCCACAATGAAAAAGATCCTGTTGCGGGAGAAATTTTTAATGTCGGAACAGGCTCTAATCATTCTATTGTAGAAATAGCCAACCTAGTGGGTTCAGAAATTACATACATACCTCCAAGACCCGGGGAAGCGCAGACCACATTGGCTAACATAAATAAAATTAAAACTAAGCTAGGTTACGAACCTAAAGTAATGCTAGAAAAATGGATAACACAGAACTGATAACACAAGGGCTGCCCAAGACACCCCACTCTCTGCTAGAACAGAAAAGGCGAGCCTATATAGTTCTGGGGCCAGAAATAAGCGGTACCAAACTATTGGCAGAGATACTACTAAAATGCTGCGGGCTTAAGGGGCAGGTCACGGACGGGTCTCTTCCTGAGGAAAGTGAAGATTTGATTATGGTGAGATGGTCACTACCCTCGGGGCTTTTTGATTTAGCAAGCCCACAGTGGGCCACCCATAACGACAGAATGGTAGATATTCCATCAATAATTGAAACCTTAGAAAAGAGAAATTACTTACCCGTTTTCCTAGGAATCACCCGTAGTTGGATCGCAGTAACTAAATCAAGGATCAAGCAATATAAACAACACGGAGATTCCCGGTTTGGGCCGCCAGACTCTCTAGACACCCACCTCCATATGGTTAAAAGGGGGATTTCTTACTTTTATGAGAATGTTCCACAGACAGGGTACCCTTGGTATATGTTTAGTTATGAAGAAATAACAACCGATCCAGACCTGTTTGTACCTCAATTATCAAAGTTTTTAAACCTAGAATTCAATGGCTTAGACAAACTTGATTGGCCCATCAAAGGACAAAACTCAAAGTGGTTCAAGGAAGACGAAAACGCCGAAGGAGACCCCTTCAAATTTGATACATGGGGATAAGATGGTATTAATGCTTACAATGGCAGGGGAGTACAGTCGCTTTAAAGAATTTAGCTACGCAATTCCGAAGTACCTACTCCCCTTATCTAACCGAACCATTCTTCATCACATTTTATCTTCTTTTAGAGATACAAATATGTTTAATGAAGTAATCCTTGTGGCTAATAAGAAAGACATGAGGTTTCATTCTCAGATTTCCAGAACGCTAGAAGAGTTCAATTTTCCACGGAAGCACATTACCTTTATTGACGACACACTAGGACAGTCTGTTACCGCTGTAGAGGGGTTGAAGTTTTTAAAAGGGGAAACGTCTTTCGAACAACCCTTAACAGTGCACAACATTGATACCATTCTTCTTAATAGAAACTTTAAAAGTATTTCAAACAGACTCACACACTCCGATTGTATAATAGATGTATTTTCTGCTAACAATGAAGCCTATAGTTATGTTTTAACCGATGGCGACACGGTGTCCACAATCGTAGAAAAGCAATTAGTTTCTGACATGGCCTCGTCTGGGTGCTATTTTTTCAAAGATTTAAATTTAGCTTTTGATTATTTAAGTGACTCAGACAATTACTACATTAGTAATTCTATAATGAAAATGATCAAGGATGGTCTGAAAGTAAAAATAACAAGCACAAGTACGGGCAATGATACCTTTGTACTGGGGACGCCCCAAGAATACATAAACTCTATGGGGTTTTTTGATTTAAAGATTCATGATTCACAGCACAAAAACACTACTTAAAGGTGGCTCCCTAGCCGGCACCTACCTCATAAGCGGGACAGGCGGCACCTTCGTCAGAAAGGAGATTTCTTTAAGAAGAGAAAGGGAATATGGCTATCAAAGGTGGTACTCCCAACTTAAGAGGCTACAACGATATGAACTCCTATTCCCTTCCATTTTCGCCAAGGTTATACGTTACGGCATAGAGGGTGACCGAGCTTTTTTTGATTTAGAACATTACGCTAATTACCACAATTGCTGGTCATACCTCATGCAGTGCGACGACAAGGAGGAAATAGAAAAAATTTTCAACCTGATAATAAGGGCTATGAATATTGTACACTCAAAACAACTACCCTCGTGCCCTGAGGCACTTCACCTTTATTACGAGGAAGAAATAATAAAAAAAATTAAAGATTGTTTTATTGATGAAGAATTTTCCAATTACTACAATCGCCCTACTATTAAATTCCACGGCAAGCTTATACCATCCCTAAGCTCTCTCCTGCAGGATTATCGTCAGTATGGATTTACTCACTATACTTCTACCACGGAATGCTACACTCATGGCAACATAACTCTAGAAAACATCCTGTATTCACCGAAGGATAATAAAGTTATTTTCATTGACCCCTATGAGGAAAATATAATAGATAACATTTATAATGAATATTCTCAGATTTTACAGTCTTGCAATAGCCATTACGAAATATATAATGAGTCCAATGGTCAGCGGTGGCACGACAGGAAAGAGGGTCCTCCCATACCACTAGGAATAAGTTATTTTAATATATTATTTTTGGATTTTATGAAAAAAACATTATCCGAAGATGAAATTAAAATGGTGAAATACTTTGAAGTTTCACAATTCATCAGAATGCTACCCTTTAAGATGAAAGGGGACCGAGATAAAATGTTTTTATTTTATGATCTAGCCTCTTATCTAGTGGGAGACCTTTTAAAAGAATGAGTGCAGGATGGACAGTTCAGTCTAATTTACCGGTTTCCTTTACAATTAAAACCGTAAAAAATATCCTAGACCCCAACAATAATAGCCTATTGGAATTGGGCGATTCCTCACGAAGGTTACTGTTTGTTGATTCAGAGGTTTTTTCTCACTTTGGGAAAAAGATACACTTGTATTTCTCACACAACAACATTGAGGCTAAAATAGTTCCAATTGATATATCAGAAGAAAAAAAAGATATAGAAACCTTAATGTTTATTTTAAACACGATTGAAAACTTTGGACTTCTCAGAAGAAACGAACCGATTATCTGTATGGGTGGTGGCGTACTGCTGGATATAGTTGGGTTTGCGTCCAACCTGTTTCGCCGCAGTGTTCCGTACATAAAAGTACCCACCACTCTCTTGGCTATTGTGGATGCCAGCATCGGGGTCAAAACATCCATTAACCACTTCGGAAGAAGAAATAGACTCGGTACCTATTACGCCCCTCAAGGCGTTTACCTAGATAAGACATTTCTCGAAACAGTACCGCCCCAAGAAATACATCAGGCAATGGGCGAGATAATAAAAATTGCAGTTATTAAAAATACTAAATTGCTTTCTCTGTTAGAAACTCATGCACCTCAAGTTATAAAAGAAAAATTTCTAGTAGATGGACCGGCTGATAAGATAATTTCGCATGCCATACACGATATGATACAGGAGTTACAACCAGACCTTTTAGAAAAGAACTTAGAAAGAGTTGTGGACTTCGGGCATTCCTTTAGCCCTCTAGTTGAAATGAACTCCCTTAAAGATAGCACTGTTCCGTCTTTATCCCACGGACAAGCTGTCACCTTAGATATTATTTTCTCATCTTGCCTATCTTACAATAGGGGGTTGCTCTCCAAAGAATCTCTTAACCGAATTATTGAACTGTGCCAAATGTGCAACCTATCAGTAACCCACCCCTACTTTAAGAATGTTTTAATGCTGTGGGAGTCCCTGTTAGATACAACTAAACATCGCAACGGAAACCAGAATCTTCCAATACCAAACCGTTTAGGCAGTTGTGTTTTCATTAATGATGTCACCCTCCCCGAAATGCACGATGTTGTAGGTGTTTTTGAAAAATTTACAGAATGAATAATCTGGTAATAACAGGCGTAAACAGTGGCGTTGGTTATGCTGCTGCCGAATTTTTTTCTAAAAAATATAATGTTTTTGGAATTTCACGCAACGACAATAACCTAGGAGACCTATATCGATCGCCTAACTTTAAATTTGTAAAGGCAGATATTTCCAACCCCAAAGATGTTAGTGCCGCCTTCTCCCGAATTGAAAATATTTATTGTTTAATTAATTGTGCTGCAATCTTCGAGTCTATGCCTTTTACAAAACAAAGCACAGACATGATTGGGCAAATAATAGACACCAACCTAAAAGGCACTATTTTTGTTACCCGAGCGGCTTTAGGGAAAATGGGCAGCGGAAGAATCATCAACATTTCCTCTGTTTCAGGAAAACACGGCATAAAGAACCAAGCTGCCTATTCAGCCAGTAAACACGGAATAACGGGCTTTATGGACTCCTTAAACCAAGAATTAGTCGAAAAGGGTGTTCAGGTTACTAATTTATGCCCCGGTGGCATTAAGACCCCTTTATGGGGCCCTAACAACCCCTACAAGGGAGACTTAAGCCGACTCCTTACCCCTGAAGATATAGTTCGTATTTTAAACTTCATAATGGACTCTCCTAGCCGCATTGTGTTTAAAGAATTAACCGTATTTCCTGATAGTGAAATCCATTAAAATTATGAAAATTAAAGTATATATTGTTACTTATCAAGGCCACCGAAGACTCAACCCCACTTTAAACTCTTTAATTAATAGTGATTTGACTAAATATGATTATGAAATTAATATCATAAATAATCATTCAGATATTAGACTTGACTCCAAATTTGAACATAAGGTTAATATTTTACACAACGGACTGAGACCTGACTGGTCTTCTGGCCACCTTTCGCGAAACTGGAATCAAGCACTTATTAATGGATTTGGATCCCTAATTAACCCCCATTGTGATGTGGTTGTTTGTAGTCAAGATGATTCATTATTCAGGCCTGACTGGGCTTCAAAGCTAGAGGAGATTCATAAAAAATATTCCTTTGTCCAAAACGGACACGGCGATCAGTTTCACTCTTATCTTCCCGAAGCAGTAAGGCACGTAGGCTTGTGGGATGAGAGATTCTGTGGAATTTCACGGCAAGCTGCTGATTATTTGTGGCGATGCGTAATGCACAATAAGAACTCGAGTACCATACAGGATTCTATGCATTCTCGCATACTTAACCCATTGTTTCCTGATGACATGAACAAGTCGCGGGGGTGGCTGGTAGACCCCGACGTTCGAAAATTAGATGATGTATGGGATAATAAGGCTAACGATAATGAAAATTTATCAATAAAATTAATTGAAGCAAAATACCCCGTAGACCCTTGGCCATGGACTGAAGAAAAAATAAACAACGCCCCGACCAGAGCCCTTATCCACAACCACATTACTTATCCCTATTTTGAAAAAGATGTTTATAATCTTAAAGAAAAAGGATACTTGGTTTAATAATGAAAGCAATCGTTGTTGGGGGCGGTCTTTCGGGAGCCGTAGCAGCAACCCTGTTGCAAGAAAATGGGTATGATGTAGAGATATTTGAACAAAGACCCCATATAGCTGGAAATTGTTATGATAAAAAAATAGAAGGGGTAATGGTTCACCAATATGGACCGCACGGCTTTCACACAAACAATGAAGAAGTTTGGGAATTTCTTAATCGATATACAAAATTTAACAATGTTTGCTTGCAGGTAAAAGCTAATACTTCTGAAGGTGTAATACCGATACCTTATGGCCCTGCAGCTCAAAAAATAATCGGCCACAAAACATCCGAAGAAATCATAAATTTAATCTTCAAAGATTACAGTGAAAAAATGTGGGGTGTCCCGTGGGAAAAGCTTCCCCCATCAATCACGAATCGCGTTCCTAAATTACGAGACCACCCGAGTTTGTGTTTTCACATCGATAAATACCAAGGAATTCCTGAAAACGGTTATACGGTCATGTTTGAAAATATTTTAAACAACATAAAGGTAAACCTCAATTGCTTTGCTGAGGAATGGCGTAAACAAAAATTTGATTTATTAGTTTATACAGGGAAAATAGACGAATACTTTGACTATTGTTATGGAGCTCTTGAATACCGCTCTTTGTTTATTCAATTTGAAACAGCACGTCGCCGCCCCGACATATTCCAATTAAATGAATGTAATAAAAAATCTTGGACCAGAAGTGTTGATCACTCCCACTGGCACTCCCAAAAGACTGAAAACACTGTTATTTCCAAGGAGTATCCGTGCGAACACACCAAACAAAATGTTCCGTTTTACCCCAAACAGTTCGGGGCCAACGTTAAGCTCTATAAAAAATACAAAAAGCTTGCTCATCATCAAAAAAATGTTATATTTACAGGTAGACTTGCGACCTATAAATACCTCGACATGGACACAGCCATTGCACAAACGATGCAAAAACTTAAAAAAATATGAGACTCGAAACCATGAAGAACTTTGAGGGGCGCAATTATATTAATGGGAAATGGGAGGTTCCCGGCAAACTGTACACCAAGATAAACCCTTCAACAGGGAAGGTTCAGGGGACCTTCCCCTTAAGTGATGAAGCCTCAGTTCACAAGGCCATCCTTTCCGCTCAGCACGCTTTTAAAAAATGGAAAAAAGTTAGCAGATTTGTACGCTCAGACTACTTGAATAAAGTGGCTAAATTAATAGAAGAAAGAAAAGAAAAACTTGCGAAGGTCATCTCTCTAGAGACTGGTAAGACTTATAACGAAAGCATTGCCGAGGTCAACGAGGCCCTACACATGGCTCAATTTGCGTTTGGGTCAGGGCGATATCCCCACGGAGAAATCGTAGCCTCCGAGGTAGAAGATAAAGATTCCTACATGCTACGGAAGCCAAAGGGCGTAATAGCTATTGTAACGCCTTTTAATTTTCCTTTGGCGATTGGGATGTTTTGGAACGCAGCCCCAGCATTAGTAGAAGGAAATACAATTGTAATAAAACCAAGTGAAGATGCCCCAATGTCAACTCAAATGGCTGTCCAAATTTATGTGGACGCGGGCATCCCTCATGGAGTCATTAATCTGGTGCATGGTGATGGTAGTGCTGGTGACTTCTTGGTTCGTGGCGATGTCGATCATATTTGTTTTACGGGTAGTGCCGATGTCGGACAGCATATTCGGAAAGTTGCTGCAGAGTCTTGGCATAAAACTACTTCATGTGAATTAGGTAGCAAATCTGCATGTATTGTTTTTGATGACGTGGAGTATAGCTTAACCATACCAGCAACAATTGCTAGCGCCTTCAAACTTTCTGGACAACGCTGTGTTTCTTCAAGTCGTATTTTAGTTCAAAGAACAATTTACGATACATTTGCCCACATCTTCGCCGAAGAAGCTTCTAAGTTGAAAACGGGGAATCCTTTTACCTCTAATATGGGAACCTCTGGCTGTCCCGACGGAATAGTGTGGGACGAAATCACGCCAAATGATGATATATATTACGGGCCTATCATTAACCAACAGGGGTTTGACAAGATAGTCCTTTACAATCAGATGGTAGAATCTGACCCCGAAGCAGAGGTTTTATTAAAGCCAGAGTACAATATCATAGGCGATAATGAGGCTTTCTATTCTACTCCTATGGTATACAAAAGCGAATGGCGCAAGGACGCCCCCTATTTACGAGAGGAAGTTTTTGGCCCTCATGTAGCCATTGTCCCTTTTGACACCTTGGAAGAGGCCATTGATATTTATAATGATACTGATTACGGGCTTGCAGTAGGTGTTCTTACGAATGATTTCCGTAAAGCTCGAATTTTGAGGGATGAATGTGACGCGGGGATGATTTACTGGAACGGTGGATCAATTGCCGCAGAATCACACCTAGCTTTTGGTGGTGTAAAAAAATCTGGAAACGGATTTCCCAGTGCGGCAAGAACATTTAGAGCGGTTACACATGAAATTAGCTGGACGGTCAACCATGCTGATAAGTTAACATTTCCGCAAGGAATGAAATAATACAAAGTTATGAGTTCAGAAGAAAAAGATACTAAAAGTAAGGCAGAGATTAAGGCGGAAATAGCCAGAACGGAAGCCGAAACTCGAAAAATTTTAGCGGAAGCACTCAAGGCCGAGGCTGAGGCCGAACAAGCTCAGATGGATACAGAGGCGTTGCGGCGATCCATGGACCGAGATAACGCTGCTGATGATAAAAATTTTTTATATCGATTTGGCGGGGAGGTCACCGGTTCCTCTGTGGCTGGGTGTATGAAAAACCTCACGCAATGGTCACGGCTTCATCCAAAATGTGATATTGAAATTATTTTTTCAAGCCCCGGCGGTAGTATCATTGATGGGTTTGAATTATTTGATTTTATTCAAGACCTAAGAAGTAAGGGTCACCACATAACCACCGGCACGCTTGGTATGGCTGCATCAATGGCTGGCATTCTTTTGCAGGCGGGAGATACTCGATGGGCGGGTCACCAAGCATGGATTATGATTCATCGTGCAGCCTTTGGGGCTTTTGGTAAAACATTTGAAATTGAAGATGAAGTGGAGTTTGTAAAACGGATAGAGGAACGGTGTTTAGATATTTTTGTAGCACGATCTAAATTAACTAAGCAAAAAATAAAAAGAAATTGGGATCGGAAAGATTGGTGGATAAGTGCAGATGAAGCCGTTGAGTTGCGACTCGTTGACGAAATTAGGTCCCAACTACCAGAAGCCATGAAGAAAATGACCTCTCATGCAAAAAAAAGAACCAGAAAAAAACCCAGAAAAAGAACTAGCAAAAAACGATGAAAAAACGACGGAAAGCCAAAAAAAAAACAACTAAAATGGGAGGCCCCAAAATAGGCGAGAAAAGTTATCCATTTTTAATTGAAATAATTAATTTTTTTAATTGTAAAGAAGGTAAAAATATGGCAATATATCTATACATAGACAAACTAACAGGGAAAATCACTAAATGGAAGAGTCGAATATGACGTACGGAGAAGAAGCCAATCAATACGAAGAATTATCAGAATCCACAGAGTTTCATGAATCGAACCGGTTTGCGCCTAGCGGTGAGCAAAAGGTCGCTCTTGTAGACATTGATGAAACTATTTGTTTTTACTCAGGTAAAAGAAAATACAACCTAGCGGAGCCAAGTCAAGAAAATATTGCTAAAATAAATAAACTCTTTAACGAAGGGTGGAAAATTGTTTATTGGACAGCACGGGGTGGTTCTTCCCTCAAGGACTATTATGATTTTACATGGAAACAGCTCGAAGAGTGGGGCTGTAAATTTCACGAGCTCCACACAGGAACAAAGGGTCTCTTTATGAAACCCCCTTACGACTTGGTTATTGACGACAAAGCCAAAAGGATTGAAGAGTTATAATGAGTGAAGATAACGACTATTTCAATAAAATGGCTACATTTTTGGCAGCCCGTTCCCTAAAGGACACCTTTTGCCACGAAGGGCCTTCTATAGATAACAATACAGGAAAGTTAGAGATAAAAGAGTCCAAAATTGGACTTCGAGGGGTTTTTGCGGGAGAAGACTTTAAAAAAGGGGATGCCGTCGAAATTTGCCCCACAATTTCATTAGAACACGCCGTAGGTATTCAAGGCGTTTTAATTGATTATATTTTTCCACATGAAAAAGAAGGTTGGTGTTTATTACCACTAGGGTATGCAATGATGTACAACCATGCTGACCACCCTAACTGTTACTGGAAATACGGATCGATTAAAGGAACAAACAAAGGGTGGATTACATTTTATGCGGCCTTTGATATTAAAAAGGCGTCAGAATTAACATGGAATTACGGAAAAGGTTACTGGATAGGGCGAGGCATTGCCCCGATACCTGACCCTGAAGTTTTTGAAAGGGAATAATGAAAAAAAAGGTTGTTATTTGCGGCGGCGGAAGAATGGGTCGGGCGATCACGTGGTCGATGGCAAAACTTAACTTTGACGCGCAAGTATTAGATGTTTCTAAAGAGGCACTAACAGATGTCCAATCCCTAGTGCCAACAGCTAGGACCTCTCAGGTAGAGGGCAACGAAGACATTTACAAGATTATCAAGGAGGAGTCCCCCGACGTGGTAATAAGCAGCTTACCCTATCACCAAACCCAAGGGGTGGGTATGTGGTGTATTGAAAATAATATTCGTTATTGTGATCTTGGGGGTAGGGTAGATGTTTCACATAACATAAATGAATACGCCAAAAAAGTGGCCACCAAGCCAGTCATGACCGACCTAGGTCTTGCGCCGGGGTGGGTTAACATCTTAGCGGAGCACGGCTACCACCAAATCCACGCACCAGTACATACGGTAGAAATGATGGTTGGTGGGATTCCATTAAAACGCCCCTCTGGACCACTTAAATATCTGGCAACGTGGTCTATTGATGGCTTGCTTAATGAATATCGAGACGATTGTGAAATATTGGTAAACGGTAAGATAGTAACCACACCGGGTCTTTCTCATTATACTCTAGAGGAACCTGAGTGGGAAGGGTGCGTAGGTCTAGAGTCTTTCTGTACAAGTGGCGGCGCGGCCCATTCCATAAAATCAATGCAAAGACGAGGCGTAAAAAACTGTATGTACAAAACCCTGCGATGGGTGGGCCACCACAAGCTAATAGACTTTTTAATGAATAAATGTAAGCTTGATGACAAAACATTACGAACTTTAATTGACAAGAGTGCAGCCTACGAGACTAGTACAGAAGATGCCGTAATAATTATGGCTTCTGCTAAAGATAGCAAGGGACTTTCGTGGAAAAAAGAAAGAGTAATCATTAGCGATAACAACTTTACGGCAATGCAAAAGGCAACCGCATTTCCAATTTCTTCTGTCGCGGCCCTTTTGGCCCACGGCGAATTGGAGGGGAATAAAGAACAAAGACAGGGTCACCGGGATCAATTCTCCCCATCTTTATCTTACGAAGATGTACCGTATAATGATTTTGAAAAAAATCTTAATAAGCTTTTTGAATGAAAAAAAGAAAAATTCTTATAACTGGGGTTCTTGGGCAGGATGGAGCCAACATGAGCGAATATTTGCTCCGCGATGAAGATAATCATGTTTACGGAATGATGAGACGCTCCGCCACCCCCAATTTTTCTAATATTAAAGATTTTAAAAATAACCCAAATTTTGAACTAGTGTCAGGTGACCTTACAGACGAAGTTAGTATTAATGAGCTTGTAAAAAAAATCCAACCTGATTATTTTGTAAATTTTGCAGCTAATAGCTTTGTTGGATGTAGCTGGGATATGCCTCTTCATGTTTTAGATGTAAATGCACTAGGGGTTCTTCGTTGCTTAGAATCGATCCGTAATTTTAAGCCCGATTGCCGTTTTTATAGCGCTGGAAGCAGTGAAGAATTTGGCAATATAGATTATTCCCCCCAAGATATGCAGCACCCCATGAAGCCTCGTAGCCCTTATGGGGCGTCAAAGTGTGCCGCACATCATCTTGTAAAAGTTTACAGGGAGTCCTATGACCTATACGCTATTCACGGAATTTTATTTAACCACGAAGGTGTTAAGCGGGGGGAGGAATTTGTAACTAGAAAAATTTCCAAAGGAGTTGCTAAAATATTTCAGGCAATCAAAAGTGTAGACAACTGGAGGAACCGCCACGGACAACCTGCGGTATTTGATCCTATCGAATTGGGAAACCTTGATGCCAAGAGAGATTGGAGTGATAGTGAGGATTTTGTAGACGGTATTTGGCTTATGTTGAATCAAGACAGGCCCAAAGATTACCTGCTTGCAAGTGGAGAAACTCATTCTATTAGAGAATTTGTTGAAGAAGCCTTTAAGGTTGCTGAATTCCACGGAAAGTGGGATGGAGAGGGATTAAACGAAAAATATATAGGGCTTGAGGGTTCCCATAAATACACCCTTGTAAAGGTCAACCCAGACTTTTATCGCCCCGCAGAAGTAGAGCTATTATGGGGTGACCCTACTGAGGCCAAGAAAGAATTAGGGTGGTTACCTAAAAATTCCTTTTGCAATTTAGTCAAAAAAATGGTACAACATGACTTAAGTGAAGCAACATTACAAAATATATCGTGAAATTCTGAGTGGCAAAACGCAGAAACCTCCCGTTTTAAGAAATAAATGGCATGTATTGATTTGGCAGCTTGTAGATGACCCGAGTTTCTTTTCTACAGGAGAATGGATAAGAGAAATGGGTATAGCAAAAAAACTTTGGCCTCTTTGTGAAAATTTAGACCTTTGGTCTCAAATTAATTTAGACTGGTACCCTAATTCACTTAATTTTTTCTTATCAGGAAAAGGTAAAAAAATTCTATATAAAAAAATAAACGAATTTAAATTAAATAGTGTGGTAGATTTAACACTACCCGATCCAGTTAAATATGACCAATCTGTAGTTTTTGAAAGACAAAAAAAGGGCCTCACAGAAGTAGACTCTAAAATCTTTTTATCAAATGGCAAGAAAGCAAAATAAAGTTAAACTCTGTCTCTGGACGCATGTTCAGAATGAGGCTCCCGTTATTGAAAGGATGCTTAAAAGCGCTGTAGATTACATTGACTACTGGGTTTTGGTAGACAACGGTTCAACCGACGGAACTCAAGAAATAATCAAAAATTTCTTTGAAAAAGAAAAAATCCCGGGTAAACTTTATCAAAGCAAAATAGGGTGGAAGGGTCATGGAATAAATAGACAACATTCATGGGACTTCTTAAAGGCCAGCCCCCACGAGTGTGATTATATTCTTAGAATTGATGCAGATGAGGGAATTGAGGTGGATGAAAATTTTGATTGGTCTATCATTCAAGATAATGAATCATGGAGTGTAACTTATAAAGCAGGAAACCATGTAGTCCCTCGCATGTGGTTGTGGAAAGCTTCTTTGCCTTGGTTTTGGGCGGACGACGTGGCTCATGAAACAATCCACCTTAAAAAGGAGGAGGGCTCAAGTAACGAAGAAACACGGTCACCTGTTCAAGGGAATATGCCGTTCGCCTTTAGGCACGTGGCGTTAGGCTCGGGGAATACTTCCCACAACCCCATTAAATTTCTTCAAGATGTCTTAAAGTTAGAAAACCAACTTCATGAACGTTTTAGAGACGGTACAACTTTGAATGATCAGCGTTACCATTTATTTTACTTAGCCAAGTCTTTTAATTATACAGGTTTTTCTGTTGATAATCCATATTGTTTTCAATTTTTTCCCTACGGAAAGCATCAGGTGGGCCAGTTCCTCAGGAGAGGACTTGATTATTGGAATAAATACATGGAAACCTTTGATGAGGCAGGTTTAAATTGGTACTCTTATTATTTGAGAGGGCAGATTCATTTTAGACTTCATCAATTTGAAGAGGCTGTTGAAGACTGGGCAACTTCGGCTCTACTCAACCCTCGGCGAATGGAGTCTTCTTACTCTTTATTTAAATATTTTTATCAAAAAGAAAGTTGGGACAACGCGTTCCTTTACGCTTTTAAAATCAAAAATACACCATGCCCCTTAGACACTGATCCGTGGCACGTAGAATTGAACTGTTATTTCGAACACAATAGAGAGTTACAATCTCAAATCGCCAATACGTTTGAAGCATTTGGTCGCAGACACAATATCCCGACACTAACAGATGAAGCGGTAGAAATTAAAAATAAACTTTTATGAAGAAAAAGAAAAAAGAAGAAACCAGCACGGTGGGGCCTCTTGGGCAAATTCAAGCGTATCTCAGTCAAAATAAAGGGGATCACTACAACTTTGAAGAAGAGCGGGATTACACCATTTCAAGCGGTAGCCTAAAGCTAGATATTGAAATGGGGGGTGGTATAAAGCCGGGGGTTATTAGAGCCTCAGGGGTTACTGAGGGGGGTAAGACATCTTGCGCCTTATCCTTCGCTAGGAATTTTCAAAAGATGGAAAATTCTATGGTGATTTATGTTAAGTCAGAAGGTAGACTTTCTGATGATATGATTGAAAGATCAGGAGTTGATCAAAACGACGAAAAATGGTTTGTATATAAATGTAATATTTTTGAATCAGTAATAAATTTTTTCAGAGGACTAGTGCACGATAATCCTCACGATGTACGATATATGTTCATTATAGACTCTATGGATGCCTTGGTGCCTCGTGGGGATTTAGAAAAGAGTTCTGATGAAGCTGTTAAAGTGGCTGGCGGATCCCTCTTAACCTCGGACTTCTTAAAAAGAATGGCCCTGTCATTTGCAAGTAAGGGCCATATTTGCTATATGGTTTCTCAAGTAAGGAGTCAGATTAAAATTAATCCATACGAAAAAGGGGACCCCAAAGTTACAAATGCTTCTGGGGGTAATGCTGCTCTTCACTATAGTGATTGGATTTTAGAATTTCAACCACGCTGGTCTAAAGATATAATCTCTACACAGCCTAATGGGAAAGGGGAACAGTTAGGGCACTGGTGTAAGGTTATTTTTAGAAAAAGCGCCAACGAAAAAACTGGGGTTGAGGTACGCTACCCAATTAAGTATGGCAGGACAGGTGGGAAAAGTATCTGGGTTGAATATGAGGTCGTTGACATGATGTTAATGTGGGATATGGCTACGGCTAAAGGTGCATGGGTGACGATATCCGACGAAGTTATTGAAGAGGTAGAACAAAAAACCACATTAGAATTCAAGAAACAGCATCAAGGTATTGATAACTTAAGAAAATACCTAGAGGAAAATAAGGAGATTGGAAAATATTTATTTCATAAATTTAGAGATGTATTGAAAAAATCTTAATATGCTTGCTCTTTATTCAAATCATGTGTAACATACGTTATGGGAGCGTACTGGATTCGATTTAGATTCTTACGCTAGATTGCAAGCGGAGGATAATGGTTGGCCTCTTTAAACTTCCATTAAAACATATATGCCAATAGTAATATTGACATGGCTCCTTCGGTAGCAGAAGCGGACGAGATTCTCGCACGTTTCGGTTTCCAAGAAGCCGCGCTGGCAGCTTAAGTTCTGCCCCGTCCTACTCTAGATGCTCGTTAAGGAGCTAGGGCGACGATAGCGAGCAAAAACCTAGTGTTTAGAGTGGTTCGAGCTAGGTTAAAGAAATTGCACCACGAACTCGTGTAAGCTGTTTGTCAGTAACCTGCCAAGCGAGTTAAATAATACTGACTAAGCTTGTAGTATATCTGAGCCGATGGCTCTAAAGACGCGGGTTCGATTCCCGCCGCTTCCACCAATTTATGTAATTAAAATGAGACTATACAACATATACGGAAGGCAGCAGTCTAAAAACGTAACTAAATATCTAATAGATTGGAATAAAAAAAGTCGCTCTAAAGTTCAGTTTCAAACAAAATCATTCTTAAAGCCATACTGGGAAAATTGCATAGTTTATGAAGAGTTTCCCGTTTTTGGCTCCAGAATGAGCGTCGACCTTCTTAATGCTACCAAAAAAATAGCAATTGAAGTGCAAGGGAAACAACACTCTTCCTTTAATAAGTTTTTTCATAATAATTCTCGCTCAAAATATCTTGATGGGATTAAAAGGGATTACGAAAAATCTGTATGGCTTAAAAATAATAACTTTATTTTAATTGAAGTTGAAGAAGAGGAAGTACCGCTTTTAACTTATGACTTTTTTAAGCATAAATTTGATATCCTACTTTAAGGCATTGACTTAAAATCAAAAAATACAGACACTAACAAGCCAACAGATGACCAAAGACTATTCTACAGAAACCGAAAAAGACGTATTAGCCGGCATACTTAATTATCCTGCTCAAATTATCCGTTACCGAAAGATTCTCACTCGTGATTTATTTCACGTACCCTCTCATAAGGCAATATTTGATGTAATTCATAATGCCTTATCTGAGGACAGAAAAACCGACTCAATTACGGTAGCTGATAAAATTCACGCCCATAACATTACTGATGAAAAGGGTAAGTCTCTTTGTCCGTACGTAAAAAGTATTTCATTCAACCCTCCCGAAGAAGACAGTATTGAGGAATTAATCTACCAACTGAGAGACCTTCAATATCGTAGGGACACCAAGGCTGTTCTTAAGAAAATCGAGAGCTCGCTCAACAGCAGTAAACCTCTTTACGATATACATAATGAAATAAATTCAAAATGGTCCGACGAGGTAAGATTACCTTTGGCCAATCAAGAAAAACCTGAGAAATTATTTAAGGGTTACATTGAACAGTTGGAGGAAAATGCAGCCAACCCCAAACCAAACGACATAGGTTATGATTGGCCCTATAAATTATTTACAGATTATTATGGCAAACTTAGAAAAGGTGCAGTGCACGTAGTGGTGGCGCGAGGAGGTCAGGGTAAGACGACCATGTTAAACCATGTAGGGTGGCATATTCTTAAAGAGCATAAAATACCAGTGTTGATGGTGGACACCGAAATGAGAAGTGCGCCTATTAAGCATCGGCTCTTTGCAGCCCTATCAGGTGCTCCTGTTTACGCTCTTGAGGAAAATGAATGGTGGAAAAATGAAAAAATTAAAGAACAAGTTTACACTACTGCAAATGAAATAGATTCTGAGGCGGATTTATTCCATATATATGTCGGCGGCAAATCGATGGAAGAAATCGAAGCTTTAGTATTAGACTTCTACTACAGAGAAGTGGGTGAGGGTAACCCATTTTTAATTTGTTATGATTATATTAAGTGTGATGAAAAATCTGTTAAAGGGCACTGGGGAGAACACCAAGCACTGGGTGACCATGTAGACAAATTACATCAACTTGCGGTTCAAACCAATGCAATTGTATTAACTGCGGCCCAAGCAAATAGATCGGGTGATTCCTTTAATAGGAGCGTAGGGATAGCCGACGACAGCACCGCCATTGCAGACTCCGACAGAATACAAAGGTATGCTGAAATGGTGGTAATCTTAAGGACTAAAAATGCCAAAGAACTTGCCTTGGACGAGGGCATTGGCGAGGAGGAGGCAGAACATTTAAGGCAATTGCGTGATGTGAGTGCATTTAGAAATGGCACACACATAGCTACAGTGGTGAAAAGTAGACACATGGGGCGTAATGCTGTGGGTCATTTGGACTTTGTAAGAAGAAGGGGCGAAAATGGACAATGGATTACAGGACGTAACTATTTATGTTTCGAAATAGACAACTTTAACATTACCGAAAAGGGTGATCTTAGATCAATCGTCGCTCATCAAAATGATGATACCGATTTGGATGAT